AGAGTAAGTATGATTTGGAGAGTCAATGGGCTCCGACTCCCAAATCCATGACTAGCGACGTCGGGACCGACCCCGAACTTAAGTCACAAATTGGTGCTTTAAATTCTCCAGCTGCTGAGAAATTACCTTCACTTGTTGAAGAGAAGAAAGTGCCTTTCGAACCAGTTTGTGACGTAGAGGTTGTGCAGGTCCCCTCTCATCAACGAGGTACAGAGATTGAACCACAGCGATTCTATAAAATAAGCAAAGCTGCTTATCAAACCCTACGGCAACGGTTTCCTAACCCCTACTTGTGTGTCAATTTCTTGAATTCTGCCATGGCTTGCCTTAGCAAAGAACATCAAGATATTTATGATCACCAAGTCTTTTCGGAAACCGTTCGCTGCTTTATAAGTAATACTTACTTGTTGCAGCAATGTTGCAGGACGCCAGACGTCATCAGCGCTTTGACTCAAGCAGCTTTATTAAAGGATCCGGCGACACGAACATTTATCCAGCCTACGACTCTTGATTATTCTGATTATATCAGGAAATTGGGGATGCCCGTGGATCACGGCGCTATCCTGAGAGTTTACGGTGTTGATAGTGATGTTCCCGCCGATCTTACTTACAATGGGAACTGGGAAGTGATTAATTCTAAGGGCTTCGAATTTTCACTTGATTCAAGCATTCCAGTCGGTATGTTTTTAACCAGACATAATGAATTCCCAAAACGTTATAGAACACAATTCACTCGTATCTCAGGTCTGAACGACTTCCAGTTGTTGGATGCAAATGGTTTGAACGTCAGTAAAGCCATGGCTCGTCTCACTAAAGCTAGAGACAATGAAGCCAATTTACGCGCGAACCAATTACGCATTTTATCTCACCTGCCACGGGTTGATCACGACCTTTTGGCAGTTTGCTCAAACGCACCGGTTGAGATACCTGTAGAGGTCGGGGATGAGGTAGAGATCGCAGCCAGAAGAAGAGTGGCGACATATTTTTCTGACCATTTGGGATGGAATCCCACGTGGAAGTACACGCTCTTATCCTTCATGGAAGGTTGCTGTTTCTTCATTTTGTACTTGTTCTGTGCGCTATCAGCACGTTTGAACTTTGTCACCGAAAATTTCGTAACAACGAAATACAACCCTTTCACTTTTGCTTTTCAATATCTTCCGCAACCTTCACCAAAACGCAGAATTTACCACAACTGGTTTGAGCAAATTCTTGGTTTCGCCGGACACTTTTACAGTATACCTGTCTCTGCAAAACTTCCCGAAGCGAAATTTAAGAACGAGCTCAGTAAACCAGGTAAACATGGTCGATTGTACGTAACGTACAACGAGTCGATCTTGTCGATCGGATGGATATTCACTTATTTGAAAGATTGGTTCTGTGTTGATCATTGTCTTCCTTATTGGTCCGCCCGTCACGAAATTCCCCTCTATCTGTCCGTCA